GGGTTAACCCGTGCGCAACTCGCCGGACAGCTTAGAGTATCACGCCAAACACTGCACCGGTGGGAGCGGGCGCCAATTCTGCCCACATACGCGCACGAGGAGATAGCACGCTGGCAGAGCGACCAACCCGTAACAGCACTACGCGAAGCACTGGACACACTGCCCGGCGCGCACCGCGCACCACTAACCAGAGCGCTGGCACACTTTGTCTTGCGGCTAGCCAAACACACAGAGACCACGAGCCCGATTGCATTATCTAACGCAATCGATCAAATTTTATCTTGACGTACAAAAACTATAGGTGTAAATGTTACACCGTCATTACGACACAGAGGAGCACACAATGAGCAAAACATCTGATAAAATTTTCGCGCTGCATAATGAAATTCAAAAGCGGACTAAGCGCGTTGCAGCGTTTATAGTTATGCGTGGAAGTGAACATGTCGGCACAATCCAACTGCACTATTCAGCGGACGGAGCGGGCAGACTGATTGCATACGTTGCAGACTGGACACGCGAAAAGCCTGAAGCCATACCATTTAAAGAGTTCACACGCTGGAGACGTGGTTCAGCGAGCGGGTACGGCTATGACAAGGCCAGCGCCGCAATGTCCGGCGCGACGATAGCTGGAGTGACCACTGTAGACGACGGTCACGGGTGGGAGCATCACTACAAAGAAGCTGGCCTCACTATCCTGCAAGCAATATAAGGGGCAATTATGCCTGTTTTGTGAGGTGCGAATATGTCAGATATTTATAAGCCGGAAAATTTAAAGCTGTGGCAAATGCCGGATTATTACGTGGGCGCTGTGTGGCCGGACACCTATGTATTTTTGAGTCAAAATCGTGACAGCGACGCGTTGCACCGGTCTAATTTTATCAGCGCACTGGCAGCCATTGGTGGCGAGTCTGAGACTGTAAACGTGGTGCGAGAAATACATTGGTTTTGCGGCTGGGTTGAGTGGATTGCTATCCATCAAGATGATGATAAAGCGCTCCAAATTGCTGATCAAATTGCCGGCGCGCTTGAGGACTATCCTGTCGTTGATGAGGAGCATTTTAGCGCGCTTGAACATGCAGAGGCAAAGGCGTTTTGGGAATCAATGTCTGTGCGAAAGCGCGCTGAGTATTGCGCACAAGCGGGCGTGTCCATCTATGCGGCGCGGCGTGATTACGTGCCGTCAAACGACGGCGCACTGGACGAATTGCTGAGGGGATGCTGATTATGAATAAAGGTGACAATATAACAAAAGGAAACGCAAACATGAAAACTTTACTGATAGTTGACCACTTGAAAGCCGTCTTTAACGCTGTATCGAACGAAGAGACACGCCGCTACCTTTGCGGCGTGCAAGTTGAGATAAACGAGAAAGGTACGACTCTTGTAGCAACAAACGGGCAAATGCTACTTGCCGCGCATGACGAAACAAACACACTAAACGAGCCTGTGAAGCTGATTATACCCGATCATATCGTGAAAGGTCTCAAGTTTATGCTTGGGCAAGATTTGGTGGATCTGAGCACTGATGACGGTAAAACATGGCGGCTGGGTAACACACTGTTTCAACCCGTTGATGGGACTTATCCAGACTGGCGGCGTGTTGTGCCGCAAGAGACCCCTTTGCTTATTAGCATCGAAGGGATCTGGTATGATCCAAAATTTCAGATTGCAATGGCCAAAGCTGCAAAAATTCTAAGCGCTACTTGGACGATATACCCAAATGGCACTACACCCGCGCTTGTACGCTTCGAGAAAGCCAAAAATATTGACGTGATTGGCGTAATTTCACCGATGAAGAAAAATAGGGAAAGCTTTAAGAAGCCAAGCTGGGCATGAGCTGGGCAATGCTGGGCGGACTGCTAGGGCTGCTTGCCCTAGCAGGTGCGCTGTTAAAATAAGCTTGACGACCTAAGCAACGTTAAATAGGGTAAGCAGATGACATACTTTTTTTTAAACAAAAGATTGCCGGAACGGACGCGCCTAATAGGTGCGCTGAAGCATTTACTTTTCGCCGGGCACATCCAGAAAAAAGATATATGCAAGATCGGTGAAATATCTATGGGTCAGGCAGTGAATGACGTTCGCACAATCTTGCGCGAGTTCCCCGGCCTGATGCACTACGAAATTTCCGCCCGCGCTTATGTGTGCGACCTAAGTGCGCAAGACCGGGATAGAATGCTTGAGGAGATAGTAAATTTATGAAGACGATCTGTCTGGACTTCGAGACGTATTTTGACAAAGATTATACGCTCAAGAAGATCACCACTGAGCACTATATCAGAGAGCAACGCTTCCAAGCGTTGCTTTTGGGCGTTCAAGACGAGAGCGGCGCCTATTGGCTTATGCCGCATGAAATTCAGGCATGGTGCAATAAGCAGGACTGGGCAAACATTGCCGTCATTGCACATCACGCGCATTTTGACGGGTTGATCCTGTCACATCATTATGGTGTGCGCCCGGCGTTCTGGTTCGATACGCTGTGTATGGCGCGGCTGCTCGTAGGGAACCATGTAAGTGTCGCCTTGTCGAGCTTGGCGAAGCACTTCGAGCTGGGCAGCAAGAGCGTGCCCTATGACGAATTTATGGGCAGGCGTGCAGAAAACATTCCAGCGGACTTGTACAAAGCGCTGGGCGATGGCTGCTTGCAGGACATTAGATTGACTGTTGACCTGTTCAATCGGTTCCGGCCGGAGTTCCCGCCGGAGGAATACCGCGTTATTGACATGACGATCCGCATGTTCACCGAGCCTACAATCGTCGGAGATATTGCGACTTTCTATCGCGTGCAGCGCGAAGAGTGGGAACACAAGGGCGAGCTATTGGACGCGCTGGGCGTGTGTGAGGCTGATCTGCAAAGTGCTGCACGCTTCGTCGAGCTGTTGCGGGCGGAAGGCATCGAGCCCGAATACAAGGACGGAAAGAACGGCGCGACCCCTGCCGTTGCGAAGACCGATGACTTCATGAAAGGATTGTTGGACAATGACAACGAGAGAGTCGCAGCACTTGCACAAGCACGTCTTGACGTGCGTTCTACGATTGACGAAACCAGAGCTGGAAGGCTTGCTGGAATGGCTGGCAGAGGTGCAATGCCCGTTTACCTTACTTATTGTGGGGCACATACTACCCGATGGTCTGGTGGGGATAAAGTTAACTTTCAAAACTTCCCGAGAGGTGGCGATCTGCGGAAAGCTTTGCACGCTCCTGACGGATGGAAGCTTGCCGTTATAGACCTGAGCCAAATCGAATGCCGCGTGCTCAATTATGTGGCCGGGCAAATGGACATTATTGATGCTTTTGCCACTGGCCGAGACTTGTATTCAGAGGGCGCAAGCAGGTTCTACGGGCGTCCGATCAATAAGAAAGACAACCCGACTGAGCGGCATCTGGGCAAGGTTCTCGAGCTGGGCTGCGGCTATGGCATGGGCGCGAACAAGCTGCAAACTACGTGCCGTGCAGGTGCGCTGGGCGGGGCGCCGATCATACTCGAAACACATGAAGCACAGGCCGCGATAAACACCTATCGCATGTCACACCCGAAGGTCACAGAATACTGGAAACAGGGCGACGCAATGCTGGGGCACATGCACGCGGGCGCGGGTCTTATGACGTGGGGACCACTCACAGTTATGAAGGGCGGCATAGTGTTGCCGAATGATGCGCCGATCTTCTACGAGCTGCGATGGGCTCCTATCGAGCGGCAATGGCAACGGCGCACCCGCAAGGGCTGGGCAGGCATCTGGGGCGGCACGCTGGTCGAGAACGTGGTGCAGGCTATGGCACGAGTTGTCATGTCGCAGGCCATGATTAAGATGACGCTGGCGGGCTACAAGATCGTCCTGACAACCCATGACGAAGTGGTCGTGCTGGTGCGGGACGAGACAGCGGCGGAAGACTTTGGTAAGCTGGTGGAGATCATGCGAGCCGAGCCGGAATGGCTGCCGGGCATACCGCTTGATGCAGAGGGCGGGTATGCAGACCGCTATGAGAAGTGAGGACATCATGCCGCTGAAAAAAGGAAAATCGAAGAAAGTTGTCTCTGAAAATATCAGGACAGAAATGAAAGCGGGCAAGCCGCAAAAGCAGGCCATAGCTATTGCTTTAAGCAAAGCTGGTAAGTCTAAGAAAACAAAAAAGAAAGACTGATATGTCATACATGGACATTTACGAGCACATTCACGATAACGTGCCCCGTGAAAAGCTTAACGATTGTTTGACCCGGGTGCGGTTTTTGATCGTTGACCAGTTAGAAGGAAGTGAAGGATTTAATCCGCTGATAACGCCGGAACACCCGGCGGTCAAAGCCGTGATTGACGAATATAGGAAGAAAGACTGATATGCGTAAAATCCCCGTTGCCTCACACTCGTTCCTTTCTGTCTACGAGCGTTGCCCTAAGCAGGCTTTCCACAAGTATGTCGTCCGTGACGAGCCTTATGTGGAGACAGAAGCAATCAAGTGGGGCAACGAGGTGCACAAAGCTCTCGAGCTGGCAATCAATGAAGTCAAGCCATTGCCCGAAGGCATGGCGAAGTTCGGGAAATATCTTACGGCGCTGGGCGATGGCTGCAAGGCCGAGCTTTCGCTGGGCATGACAATCAACGGGAAACCCACAGGCTTTCGAGCTGCCGATTGCTTTTTTAAAGGCAAGGTGGACGTGCTCAAGACCGAAGATGATGCGGGCTTTATCCTAGACTGGAAGACAGGCAAGCCACGTGAAGACAAAGATGAATTAGAGCGGCATGGTCTGCTGGTGTTGGCAAACTTTCCCGAGATCGAGCGCATGAGCGGGGCTTATGCGTGGCTGAAAGAAGATCGGATCGGGAAAGTTTATGACCTACGCAAGCCCGCGCCCAAGACTTTCGAGCACATTCAGAGGCTCGTGAACCAGATGCACCAGACCGAAGCGGCTGGGGCTGAGTGGCCTGCAAACTCCAACCCATTGTGCGGATGGTGCAGCGTCAAAACATGTAAACATAATCCTGCGAGGAGCAACGCATGAAAATGAGAATTTATTTAGTCAACGGGCTTGGGTACATCGACACGGAAAATAAAGGTTCACAGCGGGAAGTTATCGACTGGGTTGAACTGCATGGGTGCTATGTAAACGACGGGCTTTACATCCCGAAAAGCAGCATTCTTTTTATTGCTTTTGGCGATCTTGATGGCGCATTTGTTTCTGGTTCGGAGACACGGCAATGAGAAACCCCGGCCATGTGAAACAAATCTATGCAGACCGGGCAATACCGTGGCGCGTGCGCGACATTATTGAGAAGGAGTGTGCAAAACGGTTTGTGCATGTCGAAGATATTTTAGGACCAAGCCGCTTGCCAAATCTGGTGAAATGCAGGAAAGCGATTTACCTTATACTTCGCTCTGAAATACTGCCGAACGGCGAGGCCAGATTTAGCTACACAACGATTGCCAAATGGTTCGGGAAAGATCACACAACGGTTTGCCTTGCTTGTAGCGAAAAAATGCAGGAAGCCCGCCGGGTTAGGAGCGCGGCGTTTTATCAACTTCACGGGAAGACCCCTGCGGCTTTCAGGGAAGCAAGAAAAATGAGTAACAAATGAACGAGAGCAACGTCAAAGCTGCGGTGAAACGCTATCTGAAAGAGATCGGGGCATACTATTTCATGCCTGTGCAGTCGGGCTTTGGCGCTGCAACTCTTGACTTTCTGGTCTGCCATAAAGGTAAATTCTACGGGATTGAAACGAAACGAGAGGGCGTACGCAAAGTCACGCCCCGACAAGAGTGCGTCATGCGCGACATTGCAGAAGCAGGTGGAGGCGTGTGCCTTGAAAACTCTCTGGAATGCGAAGCGGTGAAAGCCCTTATCAAATAAGGACAACACATGTTCTACGATGAAGCGTTAAACGTTGCTGTGTACCCCACGGCGCACCCTAAAGTCGTGCTTGAGCACTTTCCTGACGGCAGGGCTTTACCAGACAGTCACGTCGGTATTCCTTGCACCTTATCCAACCTGCAAAAGCTTACCCGTGTCGGTATGCCAACCATTGCACCAATGGATTACGGGTATAGCTGGCCGCATGGCCCGCAGATCGAGCGCCCGCACCATGCACAGCGCGTCATGGCAAACTTTATGGCCTTGAACCCTCGATGCTTTAACCTGTCTGAAATGCGTACAGGAAAGACCCTAAGCGCACTTTGGGCGGCAGATTATCTTATGGAACAGCATGAGCGTCGCGGCAAAAAGTTTCGCGCCCTGATTATTGCACCGCTGAGAACACTCAAGCGCACGTGGGCAAACTCTGTATTCCAGCACTTTTTAGGCAAGCGCACTTGCATCGTGCTGCATGGTACGGCCGAAAAGCGCCTCGAACTGCTCAAACAGGAAGCAGACTTTTATATCATAAACTTTGACGGGCTAGGTACGGGCGCTGAAACGAACCGTTCGGTCGTTCTCAAAGGCATGGCGAAAGAGCTGTCCGAGCGTGAAGATATTAAGCTTGTAGTGGTGGACGAAGCCAGCGCTTACAAAGACCCGTCTACGCGCCGCCACAAGGTCGCACGCGCCCTCATACAACAGCGCCCTTATCTTTGGATGATGACCGGGACACCGACCAGCAACGGCCCTCTGGATGCCTACGGGCAAGCCAAGCTTGTGAACAACGCTTACGGCGAAACCCTGACCGGGTATAAACAGCGGATCATGATGCAAATCACCAATTTCAAATGGGTGCCGCGCTCTGGTGCGGCTGAGGCTGCAAAGAAACTTTTGAGCCCTAGCGTGCGCTTTACACAAGACGATTGCTTTGACGCGCCGCCATGCGTGGTAATGCAGGAAGATGCCGAGCTATCCGCCGCGCAAAAGAAAGCCTATGAGCAAATGAAGCGCGAGTTAAGAATGCAGATGGGCACCGGAACACCTATCACCGCCGTGAATGAAGGCGTGTTGCGCTGGAAACTTATACAAATTGCGTGTGGGGCTATATATAATTCAGATCATGACGTGCACCTGATTGACGCCAAGCCGCGCTTTGAAGTGTTGCGCGAAGTTATGGAAGAGGCTCCTCGTAAAATTATCGTGTTCGCACCATTGACAAGCGTGATAACATTGCTCTACAAAGAGCTATCGAAAACATATACGTGCGTCATGGTAAATGGTGAAGTTCCGAGCAAAGAGGCCGATCAGCGCATTGCTGATTTTCAAGAAGGTGTGCCGCGTGTTCTTATCGCTCACCCCGGTCCGATTGCGAGAGGCTTAGACCTGACTGCTGCGGCAACGATTATCTGGTTTGCGCCTACGGATAAAACCGAGGATTACATACAAGCAAATCAGCGGATCAATGGGCCAAGGCAAACACACAAGCGCACTATTGTTCAGATCGCCGCTTCGCCAATCGAGCGGGAAATATACAAAAGGTTGGAGAGCAACGAAACCATGCAAGGTCTCGTGCTGAAATTGGCAGAGGAGTAGAACGTGACCCCAGATGACCTGATTGCCCAATACATCAAGCTACGCGATTATAAAGCCCAGCTTGTTAAAGAACAAAAAGCCGCTCTTGCCCCGTACGAAGAGGCCATGACCGCCATTGAGAATGGCCTTATGGAAGCTCTAAACGCCGCTGGTGTTTCCAGCATGAAGGGCGAACACGGCACTGCTTTCAAAAAGCAAAGCATGTCCGTCAAGACAGTGGATCGGGATGCTCTGTTTGAGTATGTCCTGAACACAGGCAAATTTAACTATCTCACTGCGGCAGTGTCGAAAGAAGCTGTCACTGAGCACTTGGAAGCGCATAACAATGTGCCTCCTCCCGGGGTCGATGTGACCCTTTTCACTGAAGTACAAGTAAGGAAGCCCTCATGAGCAATCTAGCAATTCCCGCTCACCTTTTGAACCGCGCCTCTCGCGGTCTGGCCGCTGCCGTTGTGCAGGGCATTGGTGGCAACATGCCCCCGCATGTGTCGATTAAGGATAACCGCTTCACACTGGTGGACGCGGGCGGTAACGAGAAACAGCACGATAAGTTGTATCTTGAAGTCGTGATCGCAGATGTAAACCCTGCAATCTCCAAGGTCTATTACGAAGGCAAGTATGACCCGAAGGCCGAAAATGTTGGCCCAACCTGCTTCTCTGACAATGGTGTTGGTCCGTCTTCACAGGCGACCAAGCCACAGAACGCTGTCTGCTCGACCTGCCCTATGAACGCATGGGGCTCCGCCGTATCGCAGATGACAGGCAAACAGACCAAGGCATGTAATGACGCCAAGAAGATTGCTGTTATCGTTCCTGAGCTGGGCAACGATATGGTGTTCCTGCTTCGCATTCCTCCGGCCTCATTGAAGAACCTTGCGGCCTACGCCCGCACTCTGAGCGGCATGTCTTTAGGTTCACGCCCCGCCGAACCTTCGGACGTTGTGACCCGTGTTTCATTTGAAAGCCAAGGCGTGCTTCGCTTCGAGCCGACCAGCTTCATTGACGAGCGTGTTTGTAGTCTTTTGGAAGCGCTGGACGTTTCCGACAAGACCGCCGCAATCGTAGGCCGCGACGACGTAGTTGTGGGGGCTTTGCCTGCACCTAAACCACCGGTGGCTATTGCTGCTCCGGCGTTTGTTGCTCCGGCTCCGGCTCCTGCCCCGGCACCGTCTGCCGAAGTTGAGGCGTTCGCCCCAAAGCGTACACGAGCAAAAGTTGCCGCGCCCGTGGTTGAGGAAGCGCCTATCGAAATTCCCGCGTTCTTGCGCAATGACCGCGCCCCTGCCCCTGCTCCGGCGCCAACATCAGGATTTGGTATGACTGCGGCTCCTGCCCCTGACAACGCTTTGCAGTCCGCACTTGCCAATGCTTTTAAACTTCCGGTGGGCTGATATGGAGATTGAAAAGTTTTCATTTGCAGGAAGGTTGCGTGAGTGCATGTCGAAAGGTATGCTCTCAATTTCCGACCTTTCAATTTGGCTGGGGCGTTCGCGCCCCGCCGTCAACACTTGGGTTAAGGGGCGCATTCCCTTAACCATCTATGCCCATGAGCTTCAGGATCGTCTACAGAAGCTTGAAAGCCTGATTGAACAGCAGGAAGGTAAACCTCTTGTGCCGCATACGGTGAGCATGAGGACACGGAAAACATATCTTTTGGGGTTACTCGATGCCGCTCTCACCTTCCGCCCAATTCCTGAACCGAATACTTCCAAGCCACGGGTGGCTGTGCGGCTTCATTCTGCCGGAAAAAAAGCACGTTTGGGCAAAGACGCCGGAGGAACTGAGCAATGAACTTCTTCGGCTGGATGCTCAAGGCCGTACGGTCTATCATGCCTGCGCGTCGTACATATCCCCTTCAACGCGCACCAAAGACAACATCCATTCAGTGCAGTCGTTGTGGCTCGATGTGGATGCAGGAGAAGGAAAACAATACGATAACGCCAGTGGGGCCTACACAGCATGTATCGCCTTTTGCGCTGCTGCTGGATTGCCCCAGCCAATATACGTCGGGAGTGGATACGGGCTGCATGTTTACTGGCCGCTCGAAGAAGCCCTAAGTCTGAGGGAGTGGGAAGCGTATGCTAAGGCTCTTAAATCACTTTGTAATGCTCATTCTTTCAGTGCTGATCCTAGTCGTACCAGTGACGGCGCTTCTATTTTGCGCCCTGTGGGAGCTCATAACCGCAAAGACCCGAGCGCTCCGCGAGTGGTGGATTGGGGAGGAGACGTAGAACCTTACCCTATCAGCGCGTTCTCAATGCTGAAAATTGTTGTAAAGGAAAAACCTAATGCGAAGCCTATGTCTGGTCAGCTTGCTGCCCTTGCTCACGTGCACGACAGCATCCCCTCCAATCCACACCAAGTTGCAGACCTATGTGCACAGCTTGGGCATTTCAGAGACGTCCTTGGTGTCATGCCTGAACCGGAGTGGAAAGCCGGATTGGCCGTTCTCGCGTTTTGTGATGGTGGAGACGATGTCGCTCACGACTGGAGCACGGGAGACGAACGTTACGATCCCGCTGAGACCGACAAAAAACTTGCTGCTGCAAAAGCGTTGTCCGGCCCCACCACCTGTGAACACTTTAACGGGTTAAACAATCGTTGCAAATCCTGCCCACTGCGCGGCACAATCACTTCCCCTGTAGAGCTGGGGCGCGGCGCACCAAAGGCTACCCCTGCCCAGATCGAGTTTGCTAAAAGCTTTGCAGAGGAGGAAGCAACCCTGCCCGTCGTGGGTTCGTTCTGCCATATTGGCGGCGCATTGGTATTTAAAAGCGAGAAAGACGGTAAAGACGTTCACCTGCGCATCACGCAATATCCCGTTGTGGTCGAGGCCATAAGCCGTGCAGAATTGAACGTCGAGCAGCATTCTATCGTGCTGAAGCACAAGCCCCCGCATGAGGGCTGGCAACATTCTATCGTGCCGCTCAAGACCTTGTTCGGGTCGTCAGGTGTGGCCGAGGTTATGGGCAGGGGCATAGTCGTACATAACGGCGACCTGTTCAAACAGTATGTGAGAGAGAGCATGGATCAATTAAACGCTCAAGGACGGGCGCAAACTCAGTACGACCAGTTTGGCTGGAAGGACGATGAAACATCGTTCCTGATTGGGCAACGCCTATACACCGCCACGGACGTAAGGGAAGTGCCGGGCGGGCAGGAAGTTCGCCGCCGATCAAAAGGTATGGGCGCGCAAAAGGGTGGCTCTATGGCCGCTTGGAAGGACAGCGCGGACATGTTGTTTGCTCCGGGCTTTGAAGCTCAGGGGCTTGCAGTCCTTACATCGTTCTCTGCGCCATTCATGCGCTGGCAGGCTCACGCTGAAGGCGGCGCAATCCTTTCCTTAATCTCCCGCCAAGGCGGTAAAGGCAAGAGCACGGCTCTGGGCGCGGCGGCGTCTGTATGGGGCAGGTTGGAGGCTATGAAGCAGACCAATAGCGACACTCGTGTCGCCCGTGGTATTGTCACTGGTGTTATGGGCAATCTGCCTGTGATCCGCGACGAGTACACCCAGCGTGATCCCGAAGCCCTGCGAGAAGAAATCCAAATATTTACCGAAGGCCGCGACAAACAACGCGGTGCCGCAGACGGCACGCTCATTAACATGGGCGCATCGTGGCAGACGATTATGATTGCAGGCTCCAACACAAGCCTCGTGGACACTCTTCGCGCTGCAAAGAACGGTGAAGCTATGGCTGGCCGCATCGTGGAGTTCATTGTGGACATTCCAAAGAACGCTCAGCACTGGCGCGGCGATGCTTTAAAGGATGCTATGGACGATAACGCGGGCTTTGCGGGCGAGTTGTTTATGCGCTCTGTCCTACAGCCCGCCAACATGACCTATTTAAAGAACTGCCTGCCCCAGATAAGGGAAGACCTTATCAAAAAGCATGGCCTTGCCTCTGACCAGCGCTTCGTTGCCCGTTGGCTTGCGGGCGTGGCCGTTGCTGGCTTGGTAGTACGGCATCTAGGATTGCTCGACATCAGCACTGATCGCATTATTGATTGGGCACAGGAACGATTGTTCAATGAAGACACGGCATCCTTCCGCGGCCGTGCGGATGAGCCCAGCCACATGCTTGCTCGCTTTCTGTCCGATAACCTGCAAAGCACTTTGGTTATGCCCGGCCCATTTGTGCCAAAACAAAAGCAGCTTCCGATTAAACTGCCCACTCGCAGCTTGATTATCCGGCAAGAAGTGTCATCAGGCAAAATGTTTATCGAGGTTAAAGCCTTGCGGACATGGATGCAAGAGCAAGAGCAAACATGGAAAGACTTAATGGACGACTTGAAGGCAAAGGGCCTGCTTATCAACCCGTCTCGATATATCACTTTATCAGCGGGCACGGACATGGCAACGGGGCAGGTGCCCTGTGTCGAGTTAAATTCAGAGCATCCTTTATTGACTGGGGTGTTGGCTGAAGTGAAGAAGGAGCAAGTAGCATGAGCATCGAGAAGATATTAGAAGACCGTGCAAAGACACACGGCGATTTTGCCAAGCACGCGCAATACACTCAGCGCATCAAAAATGTGATGAAGGACACCGTGAATTGGTTGTCTCTCACCAATTCAGATAAAGAAGCTTTGGAAATGATCGCGCACAAGATCGGCCGCATTCTGGCAGGCAACCCGAACGAAGCCGATCACTGGGATGACATCGCCGGGTATGCCAAACTTGTAGGGAACCAGATCAGAGAACGCGCTGCGCCCTCTGCGCGGCCTGTTCCTCGAGTATTATCTTCAGGAGCTGGGGCAGTCGATCTTCCTGCTGCCGCCGGAACTGCTGCTCGTCAACCTTGATCTGACTGTTTAGGATAGCTTGAGAGCCCGCGAGCTGGGCTCTCAACAACGTACCAAACTCTTCGTCGCTTGGATCAAGTTCTATGTCGAGAATGGTTTCGATCTTGCGTAGCGCTTTGCCTGTAAGGCGTGTGAGCATTACGCTGTTGTCGAGTACAACATCCCCTTCGCGAACCCCATCGCTTGTATTTTGGGTAATTGCTTTGACAGGCGATCCCCAATGTCCGTCCGCCACATAGGGGAGTTGGGCACTATCAAGTTGTCCAAGCGACGGTATGCCCTGCGCTTTGCTTCCCTCACCGTCTCCCCCGTCCCCGACATCACCAGCACATAATCCCCCGCCGTCACTGGGATAGGAGAGGTTATGATCGTCTCGCCCACTTCCATTGGCGCCATGCCCATCGCCATCTCGCATGGGTGCAGGTTCTCCCAAATCCCCGGCTTGATC